CACAGATATTATTACCGGATGGAACAGAAACCAATCAGTTTACAACAGCCTTTCCAAAACCGGAAGGATTTTCACCGACGCCATCTGTACCAAAAACACCAAGTGTTCCCGGTGTTCCCGGCGTTCCCGGTGTTCCCGATGTTCCCGGCGTTCCCGGTGTTCCCGGTGTTCCCGATGTTCCCGGTGTTCCTGGTGTTCCTGGTGTTCCCGGTGCTCCCGGCGTTCCCGGCGTTCCCGGTGTTCCTAAAAAAAATTATTTATCAATTGAAGCCATAAAGGATGATGATCCTGTAATACAAACGTCTTCAACTGGAAGTAATATAATATCACTCCGTTTTATTGATGATAACGAAATTCGTGATTATTGGAGTTCAGATGAGTTGAATACCATAAGAACAGAAATCGCATCGTCTAAAAAAGATGAAACACCGAGAACTCCGGGCAACGGTGGGACTGGTGTCAGTGCAAAAAATAAAAAAGAAGAGGTTACTGTAAAAACGGAGGCACAACAAAGACTTGAAGACGCAGATGCACTTGAAAAACAAAAAGCAAAACAAAAAAGCAAATCAACGCCAGAAGGATCAAGTCGAAGTATACCAGATGGAAAACGTGAAGGAACCGAAGAAAATCAAGATCCAATTCCAGAAAATAAAAAACCAAAATCAATTGATCCAGAAAAGATTTCAAAAACACCCACCTTCATAATATGGGCTAACAACGCGGGTAATGCTCAAAACGAAAACTCAAATTTCATTTATTATCGAGGAACTAATACCAGTTCATACCCAAAACCGTTTAGGTCTAAACTAGAAAACGGTAAGTTAATTCCACTAGAATTTAATCCTGAAGTTGACAAGACTTTTGATAAGAATGATCCTCGTCGAATAACAACAGATGCACCTAAAATAACACAGGGTGTAAACAACAAATATAAAAGTTTGTTTAATTTTGGTAAAAATCTTAAAGAGATTTTTAAAGGATATGACCCAAAATCACCAGTCGATGTCGCACTGCTCATGAATACAGAGCAGGTTGGCCAATTCAATAAAAATTGGCCGTATCTATTTGGTGAAGGTAGTGAAATTCATTTAGCTATAACAAGAGCCGGTAATGTTGCATTGCAAGAGCAGGGCGGATTTGGTACATTTAATCTGGCTGACAAAGAAACTACTGCAGATTTGAATTGGGCATCGAATCCTCATTGGTGCGGTTATTGTACTAACTTTATGTTATACTCTAATTCACTATATGAGTCCGATCCACCCGGTACAACGGGTAAGGGTAAAGACATCATTTCTTTTCCCATAGCCGGCACTGGGGCCGTCGAAAAGTATTATCAAGATAGTCCGTTCAATGTTCTCGAAGGTTCAGATGAACCTAAAAAGATAGAAGCTAAATATAATAAAGACGTAAAATCGAAAAAAACAACTATATCTGAAAACGAAGAAAAAATAAAACAAAAGACTAAAAAATTACTAGATGAAAAGAAAAAAGCAGCTTCAAACGAACAAAAATTAAAGGACAATACCGATCCAACAGAGTTAGCTGAAAATCCAACTTTACAAAAAAAAATAGATGGATTTTATGTTAATGTTAAAAAAATTGAGGACGAAATAAAGTCACTTGAAATAAAAAATCAAGAGTTGAATTTAAAAATAGAAGAATTAAAAAATTCTAAAGATACTAACCTAAAAAATACATCGGGTTTCTATTTGAATAATTACGTGGCTCTTTTTAAACTCGGTACTCATTGGGATAGTAAAGGAATGACGACAAAAGGAGTTGATTTATTGGAAAAAATAAAACTTTGGCCCGGTGGATATGTTGTAAAAAGAAAAGAAGGTAAAAGCGGTGGCCACGTCGAAACATTATTACATATAACAAAAACTGGTAAGTTCTATACGATAGGTGGGAACACCAGCCTGATCGGTGCAAAAAGAGACGGTAGTCATTATGGGTTTAAATCATACGAGTCCATTGCTAAATTTTGTACCAGCGAAAAGGATGGAATTTATGAATCATTCTATATACTAAAACGTGGCACACTAAATCCATACACTAACGGTATAGGCGTCAGTGTTAAACAAACAGATTTATATAAAAAGTATGTTAGAGAACTCTCAACCGATAATACTCTATCATCTATTGCATACAATAATATACTAAGAGAAATAATGGAGGTAATATGAGTTTAGACAAATTACTCAAACAAATAAGAACAATCATTCGTGAAGAAATTGAGTACGCACTCGATAAAAAAATGAATGAATCTAAAAAATCAAAGGAGGATCGAGAAGTTCTCAATCATGGTATGAGCCTTATGAAAGAACTTGGTGTTACAAAAAAACAACAAGTTAAAAAAACAACTAGACCTTCAACCGCAACGTCGTTGTCAGGATTAACTAGTATTCAGGATATTTTGAATGAAACTAGGATTTCCATGCAGTCTGATATAGATGAGGATGAGTATCCTGAGATGAGATTTACATCAGATTCTGTTTTAGGTGGAAGAAATACACCAAACATGGTTCCCGAAGGATACTCTGATTCAGAAATTACACCTGAAGTTTCTAAGGCTTTAACTCGTGATTATTCCGCACTCATGGCAAAAATAAATGAGAAAAAGGGAGCAAAATAATGGCATTTAGACGAAAGACCATTTTACTAAACCCAGTTGATCAAAATTCTTCTCAAACACAAGATCTTAGAAGATCCGGTACAATAAAACCAATCGGTGTTACGTTGCCATTTAATAATCCAACTGGTATTTTCAATAAAAGCTTTACTAATAAAGAACAAGTATTGAGTAATTTAAAGAATTTATTACTCACTGCAAAAGGTGAGCGTTACTTTGATCCAGAGTTTGGAACTGATATCAAAACTATTCTATTTGAAAACATATCGGATGAAGAACAATTTTCATCAAGTTTGCGTGGAGAAATTGAAGGCGCTATTTCAAAATATTTACCATATCTTCTCATATCAGAACTTACAGTAAATTTGAATATGAGTCAGGACGGTCGAGTAGATGATCCAAGTCATGCTGTTGGTATTTTCTTACGAGTTCTTATTTCTGGAACGAACATATATTTGCCAATACGGATATTTATATCAGAAACGGCAACTATTCGTGTAATTGAAGAGGCACAAAACTAATGGCAGACTTAGTAAAAAAAGATATTCGTTATCTTGGTAAAGATTTCGGAACACTTCGTCAAAATCTAGTTGATTTTGCAAAAAATTACTTTCCAAATTCATACCAAGATTTTAATGAATCATCACCTGGGATGATGTTCCTAGAAATGTCAGCCTACGTAGGAGATGTTCTTTCATACTATACTGATGTGGCATTACAAGAATCTATGATTTTGCAAGCATCAGAAACTCAAAATATTTTGAATCTTGCCCAATCATTTGGGTATACTCCAAAAACATCTGTTGCTGCAAATGTAACTCTCGATGTCTTCCAAATATTACCCGCCATTGGAAGTGGTGTGAATAATAAACCCGATTTTAATTATGCTTTTGCAATAGAACCGGGTATGCAAGTTGCATCTGAAAATGATAATTCAATACAATTTAGAACTATTGAATATCTTGATTTTAAATTTAGTAGTTCTTTTGATCCGACGGAGATTACTGTATTTGAAGTTGATGACATATCAAACGAACCAACTTTTTATCTTTTGAAAAAATCTGTAAAGGCTGTTTCTGGTGTTATAAAAACGGCACAATTTTCATTTGGTTCACCAAAACCATATGATAAAGTCATATTACGTGATGATAGAATCATTGAAATATTATACTGTATTGATTCTGATGCTAACAGATGGTATCATGTTCCGTATTTGGCACAAGATACAATATTTGAATCTGTTCCAAACATACCACGAAATGATACATCACTTAACTTACATCGAAATGAAACACCATACCTTTTGAAACTAAATAAAGTTTCAAGAAGATTTTCATCAAGAGCATTTGGTAATAACTTTTCTAGTTCTTATGAGATAAACTTTGGTGCGGGTGTTTCTGATTTTGATGACGAAGAACTTATACCAAATCCAGATCTAATCGGATCTTCCCTTACGGGTATAGAAACATCAGCATCTCCAAATATAGATCCATCAAATTTCTTATACACGAAAACATACGGGTTGGCACCTGGTAATACACAATTAACTGTCTACTATACACAGGGCGGTGGTGTACGTGATAATATTGGTTCTGAAATTCTCACTCGTATAATCAATAGAACAATCTTACTTGATGAGACTGGATTGGACACAACACTTTATAATCAAGTAGTTGGTAGTATCGCGGTAACAAATCCTCAACCGGCAACTGGTGGTATGGATGGGGAATCTATAAATGAAATTCGTCAAAATGCTCTTGCTTCTTTTGCCTCACAAAATCGAGCAGTAACAAAAGAAGACTACATAATACGTGCATATAGTTTACCACAAAGATATGGTTCAATTGCAAAGGCTTATATTACAAAAGATACACAATTGACTGAAGAATCGATCTTCAATAGTGATAGAGTTGCAAATGACTTAGCACTTAATTTTTATGTGTTGGGGTATGATGCTGGTAATAAATTAACAAAAATAAATGATGCAACCAAAGAAAACTTGAAAACATATATAAATCATCACCGTATGCTTACTGATGCAATAAACATAAAAGATGCATACATCATAAATATTGGTATTGAATTTGACATCATAACAATGCCTGATCAAAATGGAAATCAAGTTATCCTCAGATGTATAGATAAACTAAAACGATATTTTGATACAAAAAGATGGCAAATTAATCAACCTATTGTAATCAGTAATGTATATACGGAATTGGATAGAGTCGATGGAGTGCAGACTGTAGTTAGTGTAAAAGTTGTAAACTATTACGATACAACACTTGGATATTCGCCACACGCATATGATATAGATCGTGCAACAAAAGATGGAATCATATTCCCATCTCTTGATCCATCAATTTTTGAAATCAAATATTCTGACAATGATATCATTGGTAGAGTGAGGGCATTCGGATGATATATACTATTTATCCAAAATTTGATACTACTATTTACGAGAAAACAGAATCTCTAAATGCAGGTATAGATCAAGTACTTGAACTTTCACATGAATTGGTTGGAAGTTCCTCAAAATATAATAGCCGGATATTGATGAAGTTCGATGTTTCTGATATTGAGTCCAGAGTAAATTCTGGTAAGATCTCACAGAATGCAAAATATTATTTACAACTTAGAACCGCCAATGTACGTGAAATACCCCAAGAGTATGAAATATATGCGTATCCAATTAGTAGTTCTTGGGTAAATGGGACAGGACGTTATTTTAATACCCCAATAACAACAGATGGTGTTTCTTGGAAATACAGAAGTTCAAAACAAATCGGAACTCTTTGGGGTGTAACGGCAGTAACTGGTGGTATAAACTATGAATGGGATGAAGTATCCGACTCATGGGTAGATGCTAATTTGATTTTTGGTGCATTATTTGCCAGTGTAACTGGTTCTTATTTTTCAAATGTCGGGGGTGGAACGTGGTGGACATTCCCCGAGTTAGAATCATCACAATCATTTTCATACGAATCATCCGATATTTATATGGATGTTACAAAAATTGTAAAAAAATGGATAACAGGTTCAGGTAGATTTGAAAATGATGGATTTCTTATTAAGTTTTCAGATGAAATAGAGTCATCAAATCAAACTCTAACAAGTTTACAATTTTTTAGTGTAGATAGTAACACTATCTATGTTCCAAGACTACAAGTCGTTTGGGATGATTCAACTTTTTCAACTGGTAGCTTGTCATCGGTATCTTTAGAAGATGTAGTTGTTGGTATAAATCTAAAAAAATCTTACACGGAAAGTGAAAAGGCAAAAATTAAAGTTGATGCATATACTAGATACCCACAAAAAACTTATACAACACAATCATATTATACTAAAAAATATTATCTACCAACTTCGTCTTACTATGAAATAAGAGATGCAAGTACTGATGAAATAATTATACCATTCAATACTACTGGTTCAAAGTTGAGTTGTGACCCTAGTGGTAATTACTTCAATCTTTTAATGGACTCTTTCCAACCAGAAAGATTTTATCGTGTACTTATTAGAGTGGATACTGATGGTGGCGATATTTCTCAAATTTTTGATAATAATTATTACTTCAAGGTTTCGAGATGATTCGTATAGAACAATTTTTGTTTGAATACAATGTTGAAAAAACTCAAGCAGAGTCATTGGTTGCACAATTTTCAAATTTAATGTTCGGAACAACTCAAGAATTTGTTGACTACTTTGCATCACAAAATATACAACTTAGTTTTAATACTAGTCGAGGTGCAAACAAACCAACATTTGAAGATAAAAATTTATTGTTACAAAGATTCAAAGATTTCAAATCTTCTACTGATTATGATTATGTAAAAAAATACATATCAGAACAACGAAAAATTCAATCAGCAATAGATAGTGGTAATATAAAACTATCTTCTAATTTATTGGACGGTATCACCTCACAACCAGTTGATCCCTTCTTCAATTTTATAGTTAGGAAAATGTTGACTGGTAGTGAAACTGGAGTTCTTCCATCTGAATCTTTGCGTTCCCTACTCGATGAACTAACTAAAAAAACAAAGAAAGATATAGACATAACAGTTGGTGTAACAAGAGATGATATTGGTCGTGTAATTTCATTTGACAATTATTTAAGAAATAAAGGGTCATTGAAAATAAATTTGTTAGATGATAGATTTACATTAGAAACATTCAATTATATCGTAAATAAAGAATTTAATCAACTTGAAGAAGCTGTTGGTGCAGAACAAAATGTTCTACGTAGGGCCGCCGAGTTTGATACATTATTCCCAGATGATGCAACTGGTGACGGTGTAATTGATAATCGTGATTTGATAGAAAACTTGAAAAAGTTAATAGTTGCCGATTCAACTAGTATGCCTGCACTTCAATCAAAATTAAAATCACTTCAATCTGAATTAAATAGTTTAAATGAACTAGTAGATTTACGAGATGAAGACATCAACGATCTTGCGCGAATAATTGAAGAACTTTCCGATCAAAGAAATAGTATAGTTGAGGAGAACGAAATAAAAGATCAAGCAATTATATCACTCAACGAAGTCATTGATGCCACTCTTGCGGACTTGGAAGATAAAGTTTCTCAACAACTTACAAATACAACAGACGCATTTGATGCCCTGTCAACACAAATTGAATCACAGGCTAAGAAATCAGAAGAAGCTGCGGCTAAACAACTGGCAGCATTTGAAAAGGCTGTTGGTGGTATTGCAGATGCTCTAAAACCCGTGGAACCAGAACCAGATCCAGAAAATCCTGCAGCAGAAATCATCAAACAGATATTTGCAGAATGGGACAAGATTTATATAATTCCAAACTCAAAGTACAATAATATTTCAAATATTTTCAAAAATCTTGAAGTAAAATCACCACCTACACGATTGGATTATGTATTTACACCATCACCAAACAATAATTCTTTTGGTTCCGGACAAGAAATAAATCAAATATTGAAATGGAATGATACATTCAAATCACAATTCAAAACATTAGTTTCATCTATTACAGATAAAACAAAAGCAACAGCTGTTCTTGCGGATGCAAAGGTATTGGCGTCAAACACAGGTGGAATACAAGAACTTCGTGATGTTATACAAAATGTTTTTGAAGAATGGTCACAAGATTCAGGTAGAATTCGGGGTGTTGCTAAATCAATGATAAACAAAGCGGTGCTGGAATTGGATCCAACATATAAATTTGTATCAGATGATGCAACAAAAACATACGCTCAAGATTTTATACGGAATGTAAACGACCCCGAATTATTACTTCGTATAGTGAGAATACTAAGTGAAATAACTAACGTAGTTGACAAATCGTTTTGGTTGAAAATAGGATCATAAATTATGCCAAACTTTGAGTACAAAAATATAAACGAAATTGTTCTTGATAATAATCCAAAAAGAGGTATAACCTTTCCTTTGGAAGATTTGGCATTATTGGAAAAACGAACTGTTGTTCCAGAATTTGATCAAAATTTTGTAGATTCGATTACTGGTAAAAATCCATTCAATATTGAGTTGCACGTATTCTTAAGAAATCTTCTTTATGTAAAATCACTATACAATGTTGATACATATTCTATTACTCAAGGTAACGATTATCCAAGTATAAATCTTCAAATCCATAAAGATATTGAAGACTTGAATATACCATCAACCGAGTATAGAGTTGTCTATAATTTTTTACGAGATTTTATTGGATCATACGATTCAAAAGATAAGATGTTTATCTCAGAAATATCCGATGATAGAACTGAGTTAAAAGTTTCTCTCGTAAATCCAAATTCAGAAGTGAGTAGATTACAACTTGCAAACTTTATTCTTGAAAATCTAA